ATTGCTACAATCGAACTAGAAGATGTCAAAGACTTGATTGATGAGAGACTTCACTACGCAGGTCAGATGTTGTCGAATGTCATAGAATTGTCATAAAACAAAATAATTGTAAAAAAAGTTTTCAAAGTACTTGCACATATGTTTTCTATATCTATATTTGCTATATGAATATGACAAACGAAATCAAAAACTTAAATTTAACAGAGTTAGAAACCACTCTTTTAACTTCATTCATTAGCCGCCTTTACGCTGAAGAAGGATTTTCAGATGTTGAAGCAAATGATTTGGCTAAATGGACAAAAACAGACATCAAGATTGTACGAGGTGGACTTGGTAGTTTAATTAAAAAAGGCATTGTTTCAATTTTTCAACAGCAAGGTGAAACACAAAACCAATTTCATCAAATTATCTACCTAAACGAAAAACACTACAACTTGCATCCAGTTTGGGGAAAATAAAAAAACTAATAACATGACTATGACACACGAACACAAATTGACTAGAATATCAGGTCTCACAGGCTTTGGTATGGCAGAATACAAATACGAAATTCTTGTCGAAGACAAAAGATTTGTTATCACAAAACTTATCGAAGGCGAGTGCAAAGGATTATGGCAATTATACGATGCTACAAATGGATATTGTGAAGAATGTTTTTTGATAGATTGCAAGTTGAGATTTATCAAAGACGAAATCAATAAAGGTGTTATTGAAGACTACATCAATCATAAATATAACTAAACTAAGAACATGGAATTTTGTATCACTTTCGCACTATGGTCATTCTCACTACTCGCAGTAGTAGTGGGATTGACAAAGTTCTTCTTCTATCTAATTGACGGAGAAGACAACACTCAAGAAGCAAAGCCTTATGAGTTTGAGCGTGACAACGCAATCAAAGACTTTGACGCATTTTCACAGAATCTTTTAAAGCACAGAATGTACAAAGGCAATGGTCATAATTAATCAAGCATCCGTAAACGGCGTCATTGAGTATCGTGTCTATGAAGACACAGAACTTGTCGCTAGATTCACAAACTACAAACACGCTGAGTATTTGGCAACTCGTTTGAATCATCGTGCGTATGTACTTATAAACGAAGATAATGACTTGATATGTGCGTTCGACTACGAGCCTACTACTGAGTTGATTAGAGACGCTCTAGAAGAAGCGTACTCAATGCCTGTGAAAGTGTATACAGAGTTCAAGTCAATGAACTACACATCGTTTCGTGTAATTGGTGACAACTTTGAAGAGTTTGTAAAAGTCGAAGAAACAATTTTAAAATAACACATATGAAAAAAGAATCACAACTAAAGAAAGTGAAGACCCACTTGATGAGTGGTCGCTCTATCACACCGATTGACGCATTGAATCTCTATGGCTCGTTTCGACTCGCCGCTCTTGTTCATGTTTTACGACATCGTGAAGGCATGGATATCGTATGCGATGAGACAGAAGGTTATGGCAGATATTCAATAGAAACAAAAGAATAGTTTTGCTATCTAGTAAAGAACTACTATTTTTGTAGTGTAACGAGTCTTGTGCGAGAAGACTATGTTTAAAGACTTTTGCCCTCTGCAAATGTTTGACTCGCACTCATTCATTTGTACGAGGGTTTTTTTATGCAAGAAAAAAAATGAGCAAGGACCCGGCAGTGTTATTTTACACAAGCGACTTTTTAACAGGTACGACATTGATGTCAAACGAGCAAGTAGGCAAGTACATTCGCTTACTATGTCTTCAACATCAAAGAGGTATCTTAACAGAGAAAGATATGTTAAAGATATGTCAATCATATGACGAAGATATCTATGAGAAGTTTGTAAAAACTGACGAAGGATATTTTAATCAAAGAATGAGAGAAGAGTTTGATAAGAGAAAGAATTATAGTGCATCTCGTTCCAATAATAGAAAAGGTAAAAAAGATATGAATAACATATCTAAATCATATGATAAACATATGGAAAATGAAAATGAAAATGAAAATGATAATTTAAAAGAAAGTAAGAAAGACAGATTTGTAAAGCCTACTCTCGATGAATTGAAAGACTATATGTTATCGATAGATATGCTTGATATTTCAAATAAATTTTTTGACTTCTACGAATCTAAAGGATGGCTTATAGGTAAAAACAAAATGAAAGATTGGAAGTCAGCCGTTCGCACATGGAAGCCTAATCACTTACAACAAGCACAAGTCGTGTACAACAAACCAAAAGCCTATAATCCTAGCAATTATGAATAACGAAGAGTACATAGTTTCACAATTACTTTGGTTTGACTCTGAGAGAGCGCTACTACCAAAGATGAAGAAAGAATGGTTCACAGATGACTTTAACAAAAAAGTGATTGATGTGTTGACTCAGTTATATTATGACAATGAGCCTATCGATGTCGTGACTCTAGGTCGCAAGTTTGAAAAGAAAGAGATAATCCGTGTCATTCAGTTACAACAAAATGTCTATGGTTCACCTAATGTACAACGCTATCTCTACGAACTAGAAGCAAACTATCTACAAAAGAAGTTTATAGATAAGATTCAAGCAATCAATACAAGTTCTTCTCTAAGCGACTTAATCTCGTACACACAACTCTTGATAGATGAAAGTCAAACGAGTAGCGCCAAAGACCCTAAATCAATTATCAAAGTCACAAACGAAGTAGTTGACACTATCATCGAAGGCATTGAACGAGGTGACAAGATAACAGGTCGTCAAACAGGTTGGTCATCGCTTGACAGAATCTTAGGCGGGTACAATCGAGGTGACTTAATCGTTCTTGCAGGTAGACCGGGCATGGGTAAGACTGCTCTAGCGCTGACTTTGACAAAAGCATTTGCAGAAGTAGGTGGCAAAGCGTTACTATTGTCACTAGAGATGTCAAACGAACAACTAGCAAAGCGATATATTTCTTTGATAGGTGACATCGCAAGTTGGAAGATTCGCAATGGCTCTTTAAAAGAACACGAAATAACTTATTTATGCAATATCGCAAACAATCAAACTATTCAATTCTTTATAGATGACGATGCAGATTGCACAATTCAACAGATAAAATCGAAAGCAAAGATTCACAAGTCTCGTCATGGTCTAGAACTTTTAGTCATCGACTACTTACAACTTGTAAAAGGCACAAAACAGAATCGAGAGCAAGAGATTGCAGAGATATCTAGAACGCTTAAACTTCTAGCGAAAGAGTTACAAATCACCGTCATCGTTCTTGCGCAGTTAAGTCGTAAGTGCGAAGAGAGAGCAGACAAGCGACCAATGCTATCAGACATTCGTGAGTCAGGTAGTGTCGAACAAGACGCAGATGTGATAATGTTTCCTTTTAGACCTGCGTACTACGAACAAGGCGAAAAGCCACCAATAGAAGACAGCGAGTTAATTATAGCAAAGAATCGTCATGGCGAAAGCGTTACAATCAACACGCAATTCATAGGCGAAAGAACAGAATACAAACAGAAAATATGAAAGACAATAATCAAATGAATCTTTTTGATGCTCTAGGTAGCGAAGAAGATTGGAAAAAAGAATGGCAGTCAATGCCTGAATTTGTGCAAGAAGACGCTCAAGCGTTTCAATCTGTCATCGTTCACTTTGAGACTAAAGAAGACAGAGACAACTTTGCGCTATTAATCGACCAACGAATCACTTACAAGACTAAAAGTTTGTGGGTGCCTAAGTTAGGTCTAGAAAAACCATCGGCATTTATTTACTCCAATGAAGACTAGATATCCTATCTACATAATCTCAAAAGGTCGTGCAGAATCCCGTCTTACAAGCAAAGCACTTGACAAGATGAATACAGACTACTTTATTGTGATAGAAGAGCAAGAGTTTGACGAGTATGCTAGTGTAATTGACAAAAGCAAAATACTAGTACTACCTTTTTCAAATCTAGGTCAAGGTTCTATACCTGCTAGAAATTGGGTGTTTGAAAATTCAATCGAGCGTGGCTTCAAAAGACATTGGATTTTAGACGACAACATCGACGGCTTCATTCGACTAAACAGAAATAGAAAAATCAAAGTAGACTCGTCTGCTACATTTCGAGCGATTGAAGACTTTGTAGATAGATATGACAATATAGCAATGGCAGGAATGGACTATCGATATTTTGCACCTGAGAGAGTCAAGATGCCTCCGTATATTTTGAACACTAGAATCTATTCTTGTATTCTATTAGACAACAGCATTGAGCATCGTTGGCGAGGTAGATACAATGAAGATACTGATTTGAGTCTTCGCATATTAAAAGACGGCTATGCGACTATGCTATTCAAAGCGTTTCTATGCAACAAAGTAGGAACTCTTAAAATGAAAGGTGGCAATACTGACACTATCTACAACACAGGTGACAATCGTAGAGAGTTTGCTGAGTCGTTAGTTCGTCAGCATCCTGACTGCGCTCAAGTTGTATGGCGTTACGACAGATGGCATCACGAAGTAGACTACTCACGATTCAAAAGCAAATTAATCAAGAAGCAAGACATCGAAATCAAACAAGGTGTTGACAACTACGGCATGAAATTAATTAAACTGATATGACATACCAAGAGCAACACAATATGAAGCAAGAGAACAAGCGTCTCAAACTTGTCATATACGAAATCAACATCAAGCACGCTCTAGAAATAAAGCGCTTAAAACAAGAGATAGTACAACCTAGACTAGACATCACAAAGAACGAGCAAACATGGAACGATGTGATGAGAGCAGTTTGTCAAGTCTTTAACATGACACCTGACGAAATACAATCTCAGAATCGTAAACAAGACTTAGTTTTTGCAAGGCATATGTTTTGCTATTTATGTAGAAAGCATTTGCAAATGTCACTCGTAGATATTGGTAGAATCTTGATGAGAGACCACTCTACAATCATCAACGCAGTTCGCAAAGCAAGTGACTTGATAGAATTTGATAAAATAACAAAACAACGATATGCACTCACAATGGACTTATTGGGTAGTTACTTGCACGAAAAAGGTGATTCACTCTATACACTTGTTGAACACAGAAGAAGAAGCGCTCAAAGTCAAGAAGAAATATGAGAAAGACGGATGGTTTGTTTTAATTGAGAAAAAATAATTTGTAATTGAAAATAGTTTTACTATATTCGCAGAGTGAACAAGAAACAAATCATTCAAAACTTGACAACTCAAGCATGGGTATTTGACACTTGTCTTCGCATCTCAAAAAATAAAGAACTCGCTCGTGAACTATATCAATACTTCTTCTTGCTTATACTCGAAAAAGATGACGCATATGTCGAGAAACTACACAGAGATGGTTATCTTCAATGGTGGGCAATTAAAGTACTTCACACAGCGATACATGGTAACAGGCACCCTTTTCAAGCAAATCGCATATACGACCAATACGATGTCTATGAGTTGCACATCACGAGCGGTGTCGAAGACCATCTAGTAGACGAAGAGAACTATCAAGACGAACTCAAGAAAATAAAGTCATATGACATCACAATCGAAGAATCACATTGGTACGAGAGAGAGTTGTTCAAGATGTGGCTCGATGGCAATTCTGCTCGTTCAATACATCGCAAGACTAGCATCTCAGTTCGTGAAGTTTTGCGTGTCATTAAATTAATGAAAGAACAAATAATAAACAGATATGAGAAAACAAACCCCAATGCAATTCGTTGACGCTTACTTGACGAATTTACAAGAACTAGTCGATGAGAAGACTGCTAAAATCTTAGTAGGTATTCAAGAGAATCTTCAAGAGTATATTGAAGAAGAAGACAAACTAATCAAGAAAGCATTCATAGATGGCTATGAGAGCGCAATAGACGCACACTCTACAAAAGCAGAGATTCTTGCTGAGTTATACATGAAAGAAAAATTCAAATGATACACATAGAAATTTTAGGCATCGCTTGTCTGTCTATCATACTTGTCAACTTTGGCAAACCTGCAGACCTAATTAAGACTCTCAAGTACGGACCAAATCCGTATAATTGGCAACGCATGAAGCCTCTAGACTGCGCATTCTGTATGTCATGGTGGATAGGCATCGCTTACTTCATCATACAATACGGACTCATTGGCATCTTGTACGCATCAATCTCAACTATTATAGTAGCACTTCTAGAGACTAAAATATGAACTTTGAAGATATAGAATTTGTCATCTCATTAGAGCCATTGTATGAGAACTACAAGAAGACTCAAGTGTTGAGTTTAAATCCTGAGCAAGCACACAGACTGCGTATCGTGTATCAATCAATCTATGGTCGTGGTATGCCGTCTTGCTCTACCTGTTTTGTAGAAGCATACTTTTCACTTCTTATCTTTGCACATCAAAAACTTGACTCAATCAAAGAGCAAGCAGAATGGCGTGAGAAGCAACAAGCAATCGAACAAGCGCAACTTGCCGATGATGAGCAGAAACCAAAACGCAAACGGAAATGACAAACAATAAACAACAAACTTACACTATTGAACAAATAGCCAAGCAAAACAACATTGCTTTGTATTTGAACGCCAAAGGTGAAGATAACACTGGGTTTTCATCTCGTGGAAATAGT